GTACAATTTTGCCTTTAAATATTGCTACTGGATCATCTGTTCCATGTGGCGCATGTAGTAATTGTTCACAAATGAGTGGAATAAAAAAACACATGTATATTATTTAATCACTTTTTTAACTTTTATCTAATGTCAATTAAATTATACGATGTAAGTTTTCAAGGATATGCAACACCAAGTTTTATTCAAACTGGAGCAAATTCTGTAACATTTACCAATTTAGGAACTGCCACAGCTTACATAGATCAACAAGTTCCATTGTTGCAAAACCAAAGTTTTAGCATTGATGGAAATGAGTGTGAAATAACAAATCATGTTTTCCAGGTTACATTCGACACAAGTGTATCGGGTGCAACAAACAATTTATTGGTTATATTGAAAACATATCTAAACGTATAATTAATGAGTGGTATAAAATTAATTTATGATGCTATAAATCAAAAAGGAACCCCGTTGCTTTATACCGACGTGTTGTCTCAAAGACCTGCATATGGTATTAAGGGACGTTTGTTTTTTTCTACTGATACAGGACAAATTTTTGAAGATAATGGAACTTCCTGGAGTTTATTAGCGGATGCAGGTGTAGGGGGTGGATCATTGGAAACAGTAACAACAAACGGAAATACAACTGATAAGGGTATTATTATTACGGCAAATGGTTTAAGTTCAAACAGCGTTACAATACCAACATTAACAACTGGTAGTGTTGTTTTTGGTGGTATTTCTAATCAATTACAACAAGATAATGCAAATCTATTTTGGGATGATACAAATAATAGATTAGGAATAGGAACCACTACACCAGGAACACCTTTAGATATACACAGTCCACAAAATAATATTCTTAGTTTAAATAACATATCTAGCGGAAGTAGTTATATATTGTTTCAAGAAAATAATACTACTTATTTTAAAGTAGGTTATACATCAGGGGATGGAAATTTTGAAATACAGAATGTTAATCTTTTTAATACATCTATATCAATAAATGCAGGTAATAATATTACTACATTTGGTGGTTATAGTCAATTTTTGCAAGGTATTAGTTTAGGTGCATATGGTACAAGTGTAGGTACTAATAGTACAGCTATTAATTTTTATTCACAATCAGGTACATATAGATATGATGCTTATACAGATGCAGGTGGTAATTTTCAACTTTTAGCAAATGGAACATCATCAAGTTTATTAATTTCACAAGCAGGTTTAACAACAATTAATAAAGGAATAGGAGTAAATGGTTATGCTGCTAGTGCTAGTTATGCCGCATTATTTAATGGATCAGTTGGAATTGGTACTACAAGTCCAAGTTATAAACTATCTGTATTAGGCGCAAATGCTTCTACATTATTATTAGATAATGATGGTAGTCAATATACTCAATTAACTTTTCAAAGAAATTCAACGGTCAATACAGGTTTTGATTTTTTAGTTGATGGTACAAATTCAACTATTAACATGAGAGGATTAGCCGTTATGCCATTAATTTTTTCAACCAGCTCAAGTGCAGGATCTCCTTCGGAAAGAATTAGAATAACAAGTGTGGGAAATTTACTTGTAAATACCAGTACAGATAGCGGACAAAAATTGCAGGTATCAGGAAGTAGTAATATTAACAATGGTTATTTAAGTGTTTCATCAACATCATCTTTTACAAAACATGGAATAACAAGCGTTTTAGGACAGGACTCAAATGTAATCAATTTAGGAACATTATTTCCTTATATAACTTTTGGTATTGGAAACGATATTTCTTTACAAATACAAATTGTTGCAACAACAGGTTCAACAGGTAATGTTACATCTTATTTGTATAATGTAGTTAGGGATGATCAAGGTAATTATACATCTTTATTAGTATCGCAAGTAGGAACAGTACAAACAGTTACTTTAACTTTTGGCGGTACAGTAACTTCACCAACTTTACAAATTACAGGTACACCAACATATAAGTCAGTTTATTACAATATAATAGTAAGATAATGAAACAAATTACACCTTTTACAATATGGTATTCGGGATCAACCGAAACAGCCACACAAATAAATACTTATTGCATAAATGATAATTTAACTAGCCAGGCAGAATTTTATTGGGCATTATATGATGCCAATAATAATTTTTTGCAAAGTGGTAATCTAACAATGACAGGCGAAGATTATACAGCTTATGAAACAAATCAATATGCTTATGATTGGATTGCTAAACAATTAAATATTACATACGTTACTGTATAAACACTTTTTTCAACTTTAAATTAAAATGAAATGACAAACGAACAAGCTTTACAAATCATGAAATCAATTATTGATGCCGCTGTAAAAGGATCTATTTTTCCTAATATGGATGCGGCGTTTCAGGCAGCAAATGCCTACAATCAGATTGCACAATCATTAATTAATAAAGAGAATGGATCAAATAATCAATAACCTTGGTTTTATTTTATCGGCATTGGGAGTAATTATATTCATTGGTAGCTTTTACGGCACAACAAGTAAGAGATTGACTGAAATTGAGGAAAATCTTAAATCAGCCGATGAATATAAGAATAGCATTATTGATAAATTAGCAAGGATAGAAACTAAATTAGATTTTTTAACTAGAAACAAACAATAATATGCCAAACATTAAAACAACAATTTTCGGAGCTTTAGCCGCTTTATGTGGTTTTTTTCAAACTCAACCTGGAACTATTGGAACTGTTGGAACCCTGGGAACCGGGATTTTTACATTCTTAATGGGAGCAAGTGCAAAAGATGCAAGTAATAAAGTAAATTAATGAAAAAGGATAATACCTTATATTATATCATTGGCGGAATTGTAATACTTTATTTTGCCGCAACACACACAAATTTGGGACAAAGTGTAACAGATAGTTTATTATCTTTTCTAAGATATTTAGAGGAAGGAAATACACCAGCATTAACAGCTTACCAGGATAGCGGCGGTGTGTGGACTATTGGTTATGGATCAATTTATAATTTTGATCAAAATAGACCAGTACAACAAGGTGATACAATTGATGCTGCTACTGCTGAAAATTGGTTGGAACAAGAGGCACAAGCAAAATTATCTTATGTTCAATCTTTAATTACAGTACCAGTAACAAACAATCAATTGGTAGCCCTGGGATCATTTACATATAATGTTGGTGATAGTGCATTTAAAAATAGTACCTTATTAAATGAATTAAATGCAGGTGAAGATATTAATACCGTTGCTAACCAGTTTGATAGATGGATATATTCAGGTGGTAAAATAGTAAATGGATTAAAAAATAGACGAGCCGCTGAAAAGGCTTTATTTCTTTCATAGTAGGTTAAATCGCAAGTAGTATGGCAAGTAGTCCTAGGGTTTTTACCCTGGGACTTTTTATTTTAAAAATAAATTTGGTAATATCAAAATTGTGTTTACTTTTATACTCGAAATGATTATTTACAATTAAAACAAAACACTATGACATTGTTTTTCCCAAAAACAAACAACGATCTATTTGTTGAACTTTCACAAATAGAAACAAAAATTGCAAAAATGCAATCTATCTTAAATCAGAATATTATTTCTGATGTTTCACTTTTCTTTTTTACAGAAAACAAACAAGGGTTACAGAATGCACATTCATTGGCTCAATTAGATTTTGAATTTGATTTACAGTATGAAATAACTAAATTATTGATTGATAACTTAGATCAATTAATTAGTTATAAAACTGAAATAATGAATTCTATTGCCAATTTAAAAAATTAAATAATGAAAGATATAAAGTACAAAGGTTATACAATCAAGTATGACAGTTACAAACGTATGTACATATGCTCAATAGATAATTCAGCACATGATACGGTTATTAAATGTTTTAGATGGATTGATTACTTAACTAAATAATATAAAAATGAAAAACAACAATCAAGATTTACCCGCTTTTCCATGTGTACCTATGCAAGATAATTTTCAAAGATTAATTGCACCTATACCAGGCATGACTAAATTGGAATACTTTGCTTTAATGATTTATTCTAATAATATACAAGAGTGTTTGCCACAAACAGCTATAACATTGGCAAAGGAATTACTAGAATTATTAAATGAAGGTGAAAAAAGTGAGGATACTACACTTAAAATAATATCATGACAAATGAGCAAATATTACAACAATTATCATTAAGAAGATATGATCCTGATTATATACCGCCCGAGGACGTAAAAATTGTAACAATTAATAATAAAATGGTGGCATCACTTGAAAACTATTTAGTGCTTTCGGGTTTGCCAAAAACTGGAAAGTCTACTTTTCTAAGTGCATTGATAGCATCGGCCTTTCATCCAGGTGTTTTTTTTGAAATGAAAATTAATTTGCCTGGCAATAGAAAAAAACTTTGTTACATAGACACCGAAAGTAGTTCGTATGACTTTTACAGACAAATGGAACGAATTAGAAAGTTTATTGATCTAAATAGATTACCAAGCAATTTTGATGCTTTTTCCGTCCGAGAAGATAATCACAAAACAATAATGAATTATGTTGAAATTTATCTAATTAACAACCCTGAATGTAGTGTTTTAATCATTGATGGTATTTTAGATTTAATACTAAACTACAATGATGAAACGGAGTCCAGGCAATTAGTACAATGGATAAAAAAAATAACCAAACAACATAACATATTAATCATTACTGTTTTGCACCTGGGTAAAAAAGACAATCAAACTTTAGGACATTTAGGGTCTGCCTGTGATCGTTATGCACAAAGTACATTATTAATTGAAAAAGATAAGGAACAACAATGTTTTACTTTATCATCCAGGTTTATGCGTTCAGATGAAGACTTTGAACCTGTAACAATTAAATATATGAATGGATCATATCAGAAATATTATTACCAGCAATCATCCGAGAGTGAAATAAAAAATAAATACAAAAAGAAATAAAAAAGGGGATGCCTATGCACCCCCTCTCGAAATGATTACCTAATTAAAAGCAAATCACTTTTTTCAATACAAATGTATAAATTAAATGACAAATAAACAAAAAGTTTTTTCTGTTATAATGCAGAGAAAAATGGCATCGGTTTCCGATTTAGAGGAAATACTTAAAATAAATAAATTGTCTATTTTAAAAGCAATCTATTTATTAATTTTAGATAGAGAAATTAAGTATATCACTATTGATAAGGAAAGATATTTTTTATTAAAAAAACATAAAAAAATATAACAA